GCTGATCCTGAAGCGTGGTTCAAATATTACTTTCATAAATATTACACCGCTGAACCGATGCCATTTCATACCAAGTCTACTAAAAGGGTTCTTAATAATCCCGAATGGTACGAGGTTCGTCCGTGGTCACGTGAGCTGGCAAAGTCCGGACGTGCGATGATGGAGTTTATGTATTTAGCATTGACTGGTAAAAAGCGGTTTATTTTATTGCTTTCAGCCACTAACGAATCAGCCGTGCGGCTTTTAAAGCCTTTTAAACTGGGTTTTGAGAAAAACAAACGCATCATTGATGATTATGGTGAACAGCAGACGCACGGGCATTGGAAAGAGGATCAGTTTACTATTGCTAAAGGAGCAATGTTTGTGGCGGTTGGTTCCGGTAATGCACCTCGTGGAGCTCGTAACGAAGAGTATCGACCGGATGCTGTTTTGATTGACGATTTCGACACGGACGAAGATTGCCGTAATCCTGATATGGTTGATAAAAAATGGGATTTCTTTGAAAAGGCTGTTTATGCAACTCGTTCTATCTCTAATCCATTATTAGTACTTTTTAACGGAAATATCATTGCAGACTATTGCTGCATCAAAAAAGCAATGGAAATGGCGGACTTTTACGAAATCGTAAACATCCGCGATGAGAACGGAAAATCTACATGGCCGACAAAGAACACTGAGGAGATGATCGACCGGGTACTTTCCAAAATATCCCACAAAGCAATACAGGGCGAATACTTTAACAACCCTGTGGTATTAGGTAAAGTTTTTAAAGAGATTCATTACGGCAAGGTACAACCACTAAAAAAGTACAAGTTCTTGGTTTGCTATACCGACCCTTCATATAAAAAGAACGGAGATTATAAAGCCACGTATATCATCGGAAAATATAAAGACGAATACCATATTCTTTTTGCAAAGTGCCAGCAAACGTCGGTTGCCGAAATGATCGGCTGGCAGTTTGAAGCCTTAAAGTTTGTCAACGACCGGAGTGCGCTGTATCTATTCATTGAATATCCTTGGATAGATGATGCTTTAAAGCGTGAAATTAAAAAGGCAAACAAGAAGCATAATCGGACACTTAACCTCAAAGCAGACGAACGGGATAAACCCGATAAATTCTACCGGATTGAGTCAAACCTCGAACCATTGAATCGACAAGGCAAATTAATTTTTGCGGATTACCTCGAAGGTACTTTGGATATGAAAAACACAGCTTTCCAATTCTTAGCCTTATCTCCAAAGAGCCGGGCAAACGACGATGCGCCCGACGCAGTTGAGGGCGGTGTATGGATCATTAATAATAAACAACTGGTAGAGCTTCCGCCGCCAAGAGTATTTCAAAAGCCAACAAATCAAAAACGATATTAAGCACCGAGAACGATTTTACGATATATAGAAAAATAATATTATGTATTTACCAATAGAAGAACTTAAAACCCACGCTTACGACGAAGAAATAAGCGCGATCATCCGGGACGATGAAACCATCGCCTATGCCTGTATCGATATGGCAATAGAATTTGCAACCAGCAAACTGATGAAGCATTACAAAACCGATGAAATTTTTTCGGCTGAGGGCGATGCCCGAAATCCTTTAGTATTAAAAATTGTGAAAGATATTGCTATTTGGGAGCTGATTGGTTTAGCCAATCCGTCGGTTGATTATACCGATAAAAAATTCCGCTATGAACAGGCGGTTGATTGGCTCACGGCTGTATATAAAGGTATGCCGGCAAACCTGCCAAGAGTTGAAGAAAAGACAAGTGAAAATACCAGTTTTCAATACCATTCAAACCCTCCACGAACTAATCATTATTAATTATGGCACGAACTAACAAACTCAAACATAAAGGGAATAATAAACCGATTAACATTAGTCAAACCCTCATTATCAAACCGCCACAACGCAGCAATGTCGGTATTGACAAATGGCGGTCGGCTATGCGATTGGCGGACAGAGGACGCAGAGCAACATTAATTGAGCTGATTAACGAGTTAATTGATGCTGATCCTGTGTTCGGTGAGGCGTGGGATAAACGAGTACGTGCCATTACTAATTCGGATATTGTGTTTCAAATCAATAGCGAGGAAATCGAACCGATGATGGATTTGATTGATACTACGGAATTTGAGGAAATGCTCAAGGAAATAATGCTTACCATTGGTTTAGGAAAAACGGTTGGCGAGTTTGATTTTACGGACGAATTTAAATTTACGACTATCGACCGCCGGCACCTGAACACAGAAACCAAACAAATATTAATCAATCCGTATGATACTACCGGAGTGTCATACGAAAACAACGATTTCCTTTTGAACATTGGAAAGGATAATGATTTAGGATTATTTATACGTGTAATTCCGTATGCGATATTTAAGCGTAATGGCGGTGCGGATTATGCCCAGTTTTGTGAGCTGTTTGGTATCCCTGTATTGGCAGGTTTGTACGACCCGGACGATGATAACGCACGTCAGGAAATGGAACAGGCAATGAAAGAGCGGGGTTCTGCCGGTTCTGTGGTAATGAGCAAAAACAGCGACCTGAAATCAATAGGGAGTGAATCAAGCGGAAATGTTACCATTCACGATTCGTTTTTGAACTGGTGTGATAAACAAATATTGATAGGTATTCAAGGGCAGACGATGACCACGATAGATGGTTCCAGCTATTCGCAATCGCAGGTACATGAAAATACTTCAGATGATATTAGTAAAGCCGACCGCCGTTTTGTGCAACGTGTACTCAATGAAAAAGTACTGCCTGTTCTGGAAAAGCGAGGTTATCCTGTAAAGGGCGGTTGGTTCAGTTTTCCCGAAAAAGAAAAAGCACCATCTAAGACCGAACAATTAAATATTGCTAAAGAAGTTGATGACCGTACCGAAGAGGGTGTGGACAACGATTGGTGGTTTGAAAATTTTGGTTTGCCAAAAGGAAATAGGAAAAGGAAACCTGAACCACAGGAAGAAACAGAAGTTGAGGAAACTGACCCGAAAGGAAAAGATACACCAAAAAATGAGAGAGAATCCTCTCAGGGTAAAAAGGTACAAACTTTAAAAGTTCAGGATCATAACTTCTGGAACAGGCTAAAAGATTTTTTCGCAAACGCTCCTCGATAGAGCTCACACTATACGAGGAGCTTGATTGGAACGCTTTAAATAAAGAGTATTACGGTTGCTGTGAAACGCATTCACATCAATTGAGTGGCAGCGGTTCGCCCGATTGGGCAGATTTGTTGGCGGCACAATGGATGGATGCCATCAAAGCTGTTTATTCCGAAAAGGGATTAACGGAGAAAGTTCACGCACCCATTGTAGATACGCAGGGACAAGCATTTGTAACAGGAATAAACGGCATTTATAAAGACGTTGATTTTGATTCGCCGGACTTGTATATGCGTGAAGTTTTAAAACGCAACACGTGGCATTTTTCTGTTGCTAAAAACTATAACGACAATATTGCTATTAACAATGCCTTACTGGACGAAAACGGAGCTTTACGCTCGTGGAATGATTTTAAACGGGAAGCACAAAAAATTGCAGGGGATTCTATCAAATACCTGAAGACGGAATATAATACTGTTGTAGCCGGTGCACAGATGAGCCGTTTATGGGCAGAAATACAACGGGACAAAGCGATATTTCCATTAGCACAATTTGTGGTTGTAAAAGACGGTAGAACGTCCGACATCTGTGCACCTTTGGACGGTGTAACGTTGTCGGTTGATGACCCGATGCTGGCGTATTTTTTTCCGCCAAATCATTTCAATTGCCGTACAACGGTTAAAAAATTAAGACGTGGTGTAATTACGGACAAATATGAACTGCCGGATATACCCGAAGCATTCCGTAATAATGTAGGAGTAACAGGCGAAATTTTCACTAAAGAAAACAGGTATATAGCCAATATGCCTGAAGATGTAATCAAAGATTTTGAGAAGCAACAACGTAAAGAAAAGGATAAAGAACTATTAAACTGGGCTTCAAGTCATATTAAAAGAGGTTCATGCACAACTTTTAATTCAAATAATTTGAAATCGGAGGTTAGAGTATCAAAATCAAACATCGAATCTTTATTAAAACATATTGCTTCTGTGGAACATAAAGATTTAGTAAAAAATCTTGATGTGATTTTTAAAAATGCCACATACTCTCATAGTGCGGATTTAGGAGAAGGTGTCGAAAAGAGTTCTAAAAATTTAGGCAAAAAAATTGCAAGAGGAGTGACGAAATACAATTATTACACAAGTGATTGGAACGGATTAAAAATCCAAATAGCAATGGAGGTAATGAAAAACGGATATGAACAACCCTATGCAATAGTCTTTTTGAAATAAAAAATGTCAAATACAAGGGAACCAAAACTTCTTGGATATTGTATTTGACATTTCGGGCACAGTAGGAGGTATTACCCTTTCCCACTGTATAATGCAAATATACAACTTTTTTAAATAACTTTAAATACTATTTAA